AATCATTCTATACACCAGTAGCCAAGTTGGTTAAGGCCCCGAACTCATAATTCGGTTATCGTAGGTTCAAGTCCTACCTGGTGTACTAATGGGCTATAACTCAGTTGGTAGAGTGGCGAACTGTTAATTCGCAAGTCGTAGGATCGAGGCCTACTAGCCCAGCAAAGGCTCCATCGTCTATCGGTTAGGACAGCGCCCTTTCACGGCGTAAAGACGGGTTCGATTCCCGTTGGGGCTACTTGACAGCAGCCACAGCAACCTGTATACTTGTAATATAACTACTATAGAAAGAGAAAAAATGAAAAAGTTTATATCCGTACTATTTTTAATTGCACTATCATTAAGTGTTACCCCAGCACAAGCATCAGAAACAAGAACTGTAACTGGTGTTAGTGCATACTATCGTGCAGACCTAGGGTATTTGGTTGGATGGACAAACCCATCAATCACCAAAGGAATCACTAATTATACTGTCACTGCATTTCCAGGTGGCAAAACATGTATTGCTGGTGGAGCAACAAACAATAAGTGCGTTTTTACTAATGCAAGTTTGGGATATGTTAACTCATACAGTTTTACTGTAGTTGCTAATTCAACCACTGGTGTTGGACAGCCATCTGCTCAGTCTAATACTATTAAGGCTGCTTCAATTCCATATGCACCTCAAAAGCCACTTGCTTTAGTTAAGTCTAATACCTCCATTGATGTTGCTTGGGTTCCAGATACAAATGATGGTGGAGCACCAATCTATGGCTACCGTGTAAATATTTGGGAATCTCAGGCAAATGGAGATCCAGGTGTAGTAGCAGTTGATTCAACATCTATTCATACAACATTTTCTGCAACAGGACTAAAGCCCAGCACTCTATATGTTATTAATGTGGCATCTTGTAATGCTTATGGATGTAACTCTGCTGATAAGTGGACCTATATTTCAACAACAGGCTCATTTGGAATTAGCAATATTAAGCCACCAGTTTCTTTGAGTGGTGGAAATCCTTCTACAGCCTGTTGGAATAGAACTGTCGACGCTGGTAGTGCATCATCTTTAGGTATTACAATTAATAAAAACTCTTATACTTGCTCAACACCATTTGTTGATCCAGCAAACTATCCAAAGATAGTTCCAACAGCGACAACACTTTCAGGAATAATTGAGACAAAGTTTGATCAGTCTATCAGTTTTAGTGGATTCTCAAAGACTTACTCAATTGCTGCCTGGTCTGCAACAGGTGGAAACACATGGGGCTCTTTTCTTTTTGCATCATCAAAAACGCCAGTTCTTGGATTTACAATTGCTCCAAATGTAACTTCTTTAACTTCCAATGTTTGCACAATTGAAGGTAAATTTATAAAATTTATTACAACTGGAACATGTAGAATATCTGCATCAATTGGTGAAAATAATATATGGAAAGCCTCTAAGTCTGTTACAACATCATTTGATATTGTTTCATAATTAAAGGTTCGTCTCCCCTCGTCTAACGGTAGGACTCCAGGTTTTGGTCCTGGGTATTGAGGTTCGAATCCTTGGGGGAGAGCAATACCCTTATAACTCAGCGGAAGAGTCAACGGTTTCTACCCGTTTGGTCGGAGGTTCGAATCCTTCTAAGGGTGCTATAATATATTTAGTGTTTATTATAAATACTTTAAATTTAAGGAGTTTAAATACATGCCATCTTTTTTAAAGAATGAGTTTGAAGAAGCAGGCTTTGAGACTGAAGAAATTATTGATAATGTTTTATCAATTAAAAACTTTATATCTAAAGAAGAATTGCAAGAGATGTTTAATATAATCAAACCACTAACCGAGGCTGATTGGAGTATTGAGTACATAGCCAGCCTAAAACAATTTTGTTTAGATAAGTTTGGAAGAGACGATGTTGATAATCTTGTTGCTGAAGGAAAATTTGAAATAACTCCTGGTTGGGATGATAAGATATATACATTAAAGGATCACGATGTCCAAAGAACTTTGTTTGCCAGATTAAATAGTGTATTAGCAAAAAACTCTAGTGATTTAGAATTAACTGGGTTAGCAAGTATACAAAGAATGCAACCAGAAACAAAACTAACAGAACATACTGATCAGCACACAGATCCATCAATTAGATACGCTGCAATTTTATATTTAAATGACGACTATCTTGGTGGAGAATTATTTTTTGTTAATAAAGATTTAGCATTAAAGCCAGAGACTGGAACACTAGTACTTTTTCCAGGAAATGAAGAGTTTGAGCATGGTGTAAAGCATGTTCTTGCTGGCCCTATTAGGTATGTGCTTGTAAGTTTTATTAAAGTAAAAAACTTTTACGAAAACAACAAGTATTAACTATTTATCTTTATGCTTAACTAAATAAGGTGCAATTTTAGATTTAATGCGACCATCTTTATATAGTCTAACAATCCAACCATCTTTGATCTGAACTGAATTAAATGCTGATGCTTTTTTCTTTGGCATTATATTGAATGTCTTTCTGTTTTGTTTCTTGTGTAATCTTTTCCAAAGTCAGCAAACATAGCCTTATCTTTTTCACGATTTACAATTCCTCTTGACCATGAGAATCCAGCGTCTCCACCCCAAGCAAGCCACATAATGTAACCATTAGAAGGATTTGCTGTATTTCCCCAGTCTTTGCCTTTTTTGTCTACTTCATGTCTTGAGAAGTAAGAGTACATTCTTTTAACAGTACTAAGAGAAATAGTTTCCCCTCTTGCCAACTGCCCTGCACGAGTCCAGCCAACCTGAGTACCTGCTCCAGTTGCTTTACCATCTTCCTTAAACTTAATTGCTCTACGAGCAGCAGATCTTGCTCCTGCTGGCGGAGAGTATCCTTCAGCCTTTGAGACTGTATCTGTATCGTATTCAACTGTGTCATTATCTTCAAATAAATCATCTGCTTTTGAAGCAGGAACACAGTTAGGGACAGGTTTTCCGTTATCTCCTGGCTTCATTCCACGCTGAACGTATCCATCCCAACAGGGCGCTTGCTTTTCTATCATTATTCTATAATTCTATGAATTTCTTTTGTTGATTTTGTATAATCTTTGCCAATCCCAGCAAAAAGGGAATCTGTTTTTTGTGGAGTACAAATAGGACAATCTGGACAGTTTAAGTTTAATTCTTTACAGTTTGAACAATCGCATCCTTGATATGTAGATGTTGGCATCATTGTCTCGTCTGCTTTTCCAATTTGAGAATCATACATTGCCATACCAACTTCTGAATCTGTAGAACTATATTCTTCAGAAATCACATCTCTTTCAACTTTAAGAGATTCAATCTTAATAAGCATTGAAGCCTTGTGGCCAGAAAGGATCATCTCTTCTTCCCAAACCCCATCTTCTTCTTCAAAGTGTCTTACAAGCACTGCAGGCTCTTCTAGTGAGGCTTCTATAGAGTACTCCGAACCAGGAAGACCAAACATTCCATCTGTCATAACATATTCTACACGGCCTACAATTGGCTTATCATCATACCCTTCAGGGCACATTACAAAATCGCCTTCTTTAAAGTTTATCATACATCCATTATATCATGCTATAAGGCCTAGGAACCTGTTGTGGGTCCTTATCCTATGGCAGTTGGCACAAACCACCTGGCACTTCTCTATCTCCTTCTTAATGGCCTTCCAGGAAAATCCGTCATGTATCATTCTTGATATATTATATTTTTTATCTCTAAGATGATCAAAGTCTAAAATTATATGATTACTGATGCCACAGTCAAAGCATCCAGATTCTTCTTTAATAGCAGCAAGCCTCTTTTTCAATTCCTGCTTATTATAGTGGTCTAACTCTTTACCAGTCATTGTATTCATTATACCGCAAAATATAAAGCCCTACACAGGCATTCCAGGCACGATGGCCACGGTCAAACAAAATGGGTAACTAAACCATCTCTAAGGTCCTGTGTAGGGACTATCTATATTGTACTACTTGATTTTAATTGTTTTTGGTTTCTTCTCTTCAGGAACAATGCGATCAATACTAATATTGAGCATTCCATCCTTTAGATCGGCACCAGTAACCTCCATGTATTCACCAAGAGCAAATGATCGTGTAAATTTACGACCTGCAATACCCTTATGAACAACTTCAGCATCGGTTACCTCAATAATTTCACCCTTAATGATGAGTGTTCCATTATCTACTGATACATCAATGTTTTCTTTTGAGAATCCTGCGATTGCAATAGATAGCCTATATGTATCTTCGTCTAACTTAAGAAGATCATATGGTGGATATGATTGTGAGTTTGTCTTATGTGCTGTATTTAAACGGCCTAACTCTCTGTTAAAGCCAATAAAAAAAGGATCATTAAATAGATCCATTGCGAACTGTGTTACCATGTTTATTCCCCTTTCAAGCGAATAAGTTTATTTGTATCCCCGAAGGCAATACACATCTATTATAACATAGAAAAACAGAGTAGTCAAGGGACTACCCTGCAATTCTACTTGTACTGTTTATATTATTGTGGCATTACAGATGGACCAGGTGTTACTGGCTTTGCTGCTGCCTTCTTTGCAGGTGCTTTCTTGGCTGGTGCTTTCTTTGCAGGAGCCTTCTTAACAACCTTAGCAGACTTAAGTGCTACATCAATGTCTGCAGTAGATGGAAGTTTTCCGAATGCTGCATCTTTTGGATTTACTGCTCTAAGTGCTACTGGCACAATTGCACCAAGAAGAGAGTATGCCAATGTTTCTGGATCTGTAATTCCAGATGCATACATTGCTACTCCTGCTGCTAGTGCTGATCTTGCATATGATGCAAGCATTGCTTTAATTTGTTCTGTATTCATTA